AGCTCAGGATAAGTTTCATCTTATCTCCCACTCGAAGAGAATCTTGTCTGTTTTGGCTCTTCCCCGTAAAATGGCTCAATTGGCTATCCGCTTTTTCGACAAAGTGAGATCGGCCTTATTTTATGGGTTGAAGATGGATGTTGTGTATGAGAAGCTTGGTGATTCAGTTTACTGGATTAAGGAAAAGGCTGTTGCGTTTCAATGTCGCTTCCCGCACATTGAGAGGGCCATCTCGTACATAGTGAAGATCGCAGGAGTGCTTGCTGCAGCTTTTGGGCTTTATAAGCTAGCAAGTTACTTCATGGGCGAGAAAGTTGAACCGGTCCCTGAAGGCAAGGAAGAGGAGGATACGGTTGTTGCGGATGGAGCACATCGTAAGTATTCCCGTGGTAAGGGTCGTTATGGGGATGCTGATGAACTTGGTGGAGGAAAACGTGGCAAATCTCGACGCCATGTTTCTAACTCCACAAAGTATCATCGCAGATTACATGCTTCTGCTGATGGTGCGCAAAGTCCTGATGAAGTTCTGGTGAGAAAGCAGGAAGAACTTTATGAAGCAATTGGTGATGATGATGATGCTTTGCAGGATCATCACCAACAAATCTTTTCATCTTCGCAAATTATTCGGAAGATTGGAAAGAACTGCGCGCGTATGTACCGACAAAAGAATGGAACATCTTACAGGATGTATGGAATTTTTGTTGATGGGAATCGGCTTCTCATGCCTTTGCACTTTTTTCGCGAAGTGAAGGGTACATACGATAAAAATGCTTCGGATTGGATCAGGAAAGGTACTAAACTTTGCCTGAAGACGAGTGTGGCTGAGATCAATTTTCCTTTTGATCCGGCTCGTCTCCTGATATCCGATTTTGTTGTCCCCAAAGGCGGTGGGGATCGTCAGCATCTCCATGTTGACTGGTGCTTTTATGATGTGCCTCTTCAGGAAAATAATCAATCAAATTTTCCGAAGATTACTCAGCATGTCATGGATATGGTCACTCCTGAATCTATGGATGAATTCGATACATTCATCTTCATGAAAGCGGGAGTTGATCAACCTTTTGAACATTACATCTTTGATGGAGCAGAGGTGGAGATGGAAGAGATCAAATACCGATCTGATCCAACATCTCCTGAGAAAGATGTGTATATACCAGCGCAGGTATTGTATCAAAAGGTGCGCAATGGTGACTGTGGAGCAGTTCTCATTGGAGTTGGGCATAATCGACAGCCCAAAATCATCAGTATGCACACGATGAAAGTTGTTTCAGGAAGTCTGGAACAAGGAGGAGGCATTCCTTTGGGTAAGGATATGTTTCTTCGTGAGTATATTAACGGTCTCTACGATCGTATTTCTGATGAGAAGAAGGAGGATGCTCCAGGTGCAAAGCAAGCATCAGGCCAAATGGCAATTGGCACTGATCTTGGTGAAGGCTATGAGTATGTTGGATTGACGGAACATGCTATGGGTAGCGTTGCTTCTTCTACGAAGTACGTGCTTTCACCAATTTGGTCGGAGTCCATTTTGGACAGTTGTGATGTCCAGCCTGCTCTTCTTGGAAAGGAGAATGATGACAGGTGTGAAGGGATGGATTCCATACAGCTCATGAAACGTGAGCTAAGCCGAGCGGCGCGACCTCGGGTCGATTATCCTTATGCGTTGGAGGATGTTGAGGAAATCGAGCAGGAGATGGGAGACAACTTGATTAAGCTTACGAACGCTGAAAAAGTTGTTGTTGATCTTCTAACCGAGGAAGAGGTGTTGAATGGGTGCCACCTAAAAGAAGCGCGCTTTAAGAACCTACAAGCGATGGTTAAACGCACCCACTCAGGTTATCCCTTTTGCACCTGGCCTCAAGCAAAAGGAAAGCTTCACCTGATTGGAGGAAATCAGGGTGAAATCAAAATCATCAATGAACAATTTCGGGAACGATTGGAGAAGTTGGAGGCAGCTCTACGGGCAGGTGACAATAGTGAAGTGATTTATATTGTCAACTTTCTCAAAGATGAGCTGCGTTCATTGAAGAAGATTCTCGCTCTTCGAACAAGAGTGACGAATAGTTTCCCGTGCCACCACACAATGCTAATGAAGAAGTATTTTGGAGCATTTGTGGATTTTCAGCATGGCTCATGGGAGAAGCTGACCTCGGCGGTTGGTATCTCCCCATCGAGCATGGATTGGCAAGTTCTCATCCACTACCTCATGCAAGTTGGAGGTGATGGATTTGATGGTGATTTTGAAAAGTTTGAGCAGTGGTTGTGTGAACAGATTGCGAAAATGATTGTTCGCCTG